TACTTTGTAACTAGTTGTTGCTTCGAACTCGTGGTTTGAAACTTCTGACGAGACTCGAACAGTAACTACATTTTGGTACAGGCGTTTACCCTGTTCCACGATGTCTCTTTTGGAAACATCCATGACATCCATGCGACGCACAGTGATGGTGTTGGTGGTCGTGCTTCCGACCGTAACACTCTTCTCTGGAATCTCTAGGTAGCCAAATCTGTGAGGCAGTTTTTTGAATAGTAACTGCTGAACTATTTGTCTGTCGTGTAACGGATTACGGGAATAGGTTGTAACTTGGTAATCGATGTTGACAGGAATAGGGTAATCAAGAACGTAAGTGGTGTCAGATGAAACGGTAACATCTGCAGGGATTAGGTAGTCTGCGTCAGTGGTGCCACGCATTTCACGACCAGCGTCATGCTGAATGTCAATCATTTCAATGGTGACGTATGGGTAGGATTGAGCACGGATTTCCTGGTCAGGGAATCCAAACCAAACAGCAACCTGACGATTGAAGTTATCTCCAGTAGCCTTTTGGTCAGTAACAGTCATGCCCTGCAAACGAAGTTTTAGGGCTTGGTCTTCACCTAGTAGAAAACTCATTTAAGTCCCCCAACATGCTTGTTGAAGTTAAGGAGGAAAGAACGTTCGCCATCTCCATGACTCTGGGAAAACTTACGGAGCACGTTAGTAGGTGGAACACCCTCTTTACCAAACTCGTGGGTAAAAGCACGTTCATGGAAATCTGGGTGTACGTGGCTAGAGAAAGTTTTGCCATTAAAGGTGACGTGGAGATTCTCCGTAACGTCAGGATGCCAGCCAGCAGACAGGGCTTTATTACGCAAGTCTTCCGTCATGTATGACGCTGCGTTGTGTGCTGCTTTGTGAAGGGCTGCTATTACTGCTTCCACGCTACTTCTTACCTGTGTGAGATTTTGGCTGTTCGAACTTTCGGCTACGGTAACCTGCTACCCATCCAAGCATTTTGGCTTGGCGAGTGTAGGAGGGTCTCAAGTAGGCTGTTCCACCAGTACGGCGGACACCTTCGAGGAACTCTTCCCGTTCGTTGTGGGTATCAAAGTCATTGACTTGTTCCCACCACGGCTTGTTGTTCAACATCAGCAAAAATCCTTATTACAGGAGCAGGTTAGCGTGTGCTAATAGCCATCCGCACGGATGACTACCCTCTAAGGATAAAGAAAAACCCTGACATTGTCAGGGTTAATCTATAGAAGTTTTATTACTTGCCTTTAATTTTCTTGGCTAGAGCGTTGTCCTTCTTGGTATCGGCTGCTCTGGACATAGGCTTCTTGTCCATCTTCTTGTCTGCCTTCTTGAACTTAGCCTTTTGAGCAGGGGTCATACCCTTCATGCTCTTCTTGTCTTGTTCTTTGTCTGACATAGCCATTACTTCTTCTTCGCTTTCTTAGCCTTGCTCGCCTTACAAGGTCCGCACTTACCGCACTTACATGCTGCCATTTGACTCTTCTTTCTTACCACAACCGCAGTTGTCGCACTTACACTCAGGCATTACTTCTTCTTTCCTTCGTTGTGTTTACGGATAGCGGCTGCCTTCTTTTTGGCATCCGCCTTGCTACTCGCTCCCCATGCCTGAAGAGATAGTAGAAGTCTTGTTGGTTCGCCATTTGGTTTACGTTCTGGTCCAGGGGAACCACCCATACGAGCCAAGAACGAGGCTCTACGAGGGTTATTGCCCTTCTTTACTGGAGCCTTAAGGTCAGAGCCTGGATGTGACTTTTCATAGGACCTACGCCCCTTTTCGTTCAAACCACCTTTAGAGTTCTGACCAGCCTTCTTTTGCCATGCTTCACTAGTCATTACTTCTTTCTTCCAATTTTACTCTCAAGTTTATCAAAACCTTTGTTAACTAAAGGAGCACTTAAGTCACTGATTTTTGCTCCAATAGTCTGTGCCACTCTTGTGACAAGAGAAGTTCCAGCATCTGCCATCGCCTTTTGAGTATCAGGGTGCCTCATGTATTCATACATAGATTTAAACTCTGGGTCTTTACCGCCAAGGATAGCCTTACTTCTGGCGTGCATTTCAGGAGGCAGTTTACCAATAGAATCTCCGCCAAATAAGAACGCATCAGGCGGGAATAATGGGGTACGTTTACCTGTACGTCTGTCATTAAACTCTGGCATTATTTCTTCTTCTTTCTGGATGCTGCCATGTTGTCTACAAGATTTGGGTATGGACGACCAGCAGCCTTAGCCCTAGCCTTTGCTGAAGACTTCTGCCCTTTAGACAACTTCTTGTCTTTCTTAGTAGGGTCTGGTGTTTCCCAGACTTTCTTTTCCTTAGCCATTTGACTTCTTCTTTACTGCTGGTTTTGGCTTGTTTTCATTAGCGTGCTTCTCAGCCAACTTGGCAATCTCTACCTCATGTTGTTTAGCCAAAGCCTCACGCTCTAGTGTTTGGCGTTTGCCATTTCCATTAGCCATGTGTTTTAATCCACCTCCATTAGGGTAAGGCACTGGTGCTGGTTTTAGTTTAGTTAAAATCTTATTTGCCATCTTGCTTAACTCGCTTTGGAAGTTTCTTACCTTTAGGAGTGGCGGCTTCAAACTCTTCAGCCATCTTTGGATTGTTGGCGTACATCCATGCACGCTGTGCTTGTGATAAGAAAGGCATTATGCGTTTCCTAACGTAGTTACTGTTCCTGATGAGCCTCGGTACTTGAGAGCACCAGCCTCAACAAAAAGGATTCCTCCGCCTGTTAGGTTGGCAGAAGGTGCTGTTCCGTTTTGCATGAGAAGTCTATCTGCATTGACGTACTGGAAGTAGTCAATAGAACCTGTAGAGCCACCAGTACCTGATAGTGCTACTAAGGTTGAGTTTGGTTTATCAAACACAGTATTTACTATGGAGTAGAACCCGTTCAAAACAACTGGTGCAACGCCAGTTAGTGCTGTGTTTACTAACTGAGAGTTTGCTATGGTAATAACGCTTCCAGCAGCCGATGTAACAGCATTAGTTACTGCTGCAACAACTACTGTCTGTACTAGGCTCAAGTTTCCCGCAGTTAAAACTGGGGCAACAGTTGTACCATTTTTGATAAGAACAACTGCACTAGCGTTGTTAACTGTTACAGCAGTTGTATTACCACCATAAATGTCAACTAGTCCGCTTCCAGTAATGCTTGCAGCACCTAAATCAGTAAGACGAACAAACGTGTACAGACCTGTGCCACTTTTTGTAAGTGTGCCTGAAATGTCGCAGTTAAGTAGATTTACATTTCCTGTACCACTTGCAGCGGTACTGGTAAAGTTTGTCATCTTTAGCCCAGAGATGGTGCAACCTGTATTTGTACTTACAGTTCCAGAGATTACGATGTTTCCACCAATAAGCCCTGGACCAGTTATTGTCGTGTACTGAACCGTTATTGATGGGTTTTCAGTGTAAGTTCCTGGGTGAACAATAATGGTTTTACGCTGTGAATCTACTAAAGTCAATGCCTTAGTAATAGAAGCAACTGGTTTTAGAAGGTCACCATTACCAGTGGTGTCGTTGCCATCTACCTGGCTAACATGGATTTCGTAGTCATACCCGTTAAAGGTTGTTTGTTTTCCATTGACAGTCGCATCTAGGTAGTTTAAAGCAGTATTTAGGGTAGTGCCCCAGTTGTTATCGCCAACGGCAGGAAGTGTAACGGTCATTTAATCTCCATAAGGGGTCTGACCATAGCCAAGTAAGCCATAGCCGTAAGGGTCATTTTCAGGGTCACGCACCGAAGGAGATGCGTAGATTTGGAACTGTGGGTCGTTTACTAGTTCGTCTGCGTTCATCTGGTTGCAGTCGATAGTTACTACAGCCCAACGGTTAGCAAAAGAACCACGAGGCAATACACGGGTTGGTACGAATACTTCACCACGATAGACCACACGGTCTTTGATGTGCATGGTCGAGTTAGTTAACAGAGTAGGTAGTAGACGTTCGGCATCGCCAGCATTGAGTACTAGACGAAGAGTATCGGTTACATAAAAACCACGCTCGTTCATGACGTTAGTTGAACGAATTAACTGAGCCATTAGTACAGGCATCTTAAACGGTGAGTACCAACGACGACCTTCTCCATAGACAGCACTAGAAACATCGTAGATGTCATCTACCATCGCACGATAGGTATTTTGGAAAGAGGCTTCTTCCCACTGCCACCAGTCAACATCGGTACCAATAGGTCTGCCCATGTCGTCGGCAATGCCTTCATACATTGACGCTGCTTCGTAGTCAATGCTGAATCGTCCCTGTGGGCTAGAGCCTCTCATTAGTACCAGCCAGAACCAACTGTAGTGGCTGTTGGAAGTTTAGTAATTTTAATGTAAGACCCTGCTTCAATAAAGCCATTTGTAAAAGTAGTAATAGTGGCACCGTTATACCAGGCAATCATTGGTGACCAAAAGTTAATTGGAGTAGTACTGGTTTTAATTACTCCCTTTACTTTTAAAGACCATCGCACCGATTGCAATTGAGTTGTCGGTGTTTGGCTGGATAATGCCAACATTCCACTAGTAATGGCAAACTCTCTAATACTTACTTGTCTTGCAGTTCCAAACCCAGGGCTTCCAGCAGGACCTGCTGAATGGTACGGGGTAGTAATTGTCGATGGATAAGTACCGCTACTTGCTATACCTTCAGGAGCACTTTCTGCGGTTAACTCAACAAACGTCGGAGCCAAACAATAAAACAAAATAGTGGTGCCAGCGGCAACAGTCACAAACCCATCTAAAGTAATTGTTCCTGCACCGTCATTAGCAGTAACGTTTCCAATGTCAGCACCAGATACACGAGCAATCATTCCTGGAATAACTGTTGTTGCGTTAGGAGAAGTAGTCAAAGTTAAGTAGTTTCTAGAAACACCGCCCGTACCACCTATAACGGTCAGAGCGTTTGCCAAGTCTCTAAACCTAAAACTTAACCACCCATCTCCCGAAGTAGGAGTTCCAAGTCCTGGGCTGACAGCAGTTAGTACAGCAGAAATTTCAATTTCATAAGTGCTATTTGAATCAAATTTGAAGTTAGTGCTTGGAAATACTGGGCTTTGTAATGCAGTAGAGATGGCTCCTTGAGAAGTCAATAGTTTGTATTGAGTATTGCCTTGAACTGCATTCGGCAAATTTCCCCAGGTATTGGTTCCATCACCAATTCTAATAGTTTGACTATCAGTTTCTAAACCCAACTCACCATTGGCTAGGGTAGGAGCCGCACTGGTCCAGTTAGCGGCAGTGTCTTTACGTAGTTGTATTCTTGATGCGTTAGCCATTATGACTCCTAAATCTCTTAACTAGTTTGCCTGATTTGGGCGTAAATGTCTGCCTAAGCGACGTGGCTTACAGTCACTACTAGGGAGGCAGTTCCTGGAAGAGCAGGTGTAACGCCTGCAGAGTATGACAAGGCTGGGTAGTAATCTACCCCTGCAATCTTTACGTTGGTGCTATCGGCATGCCACATGATTTGGATGTAATCACCAGCCGCAACTCTGACAAAGAAGTTCCAGCCACCAATCATGGAACCATCAATGTTTGTTGGACCTTTAACGTACCTTGCTGGGACAGTTAGGTGACCAGTGCTTCCTGCAATGTCATTGCCATTCTTACGGAGCCAAACCGCTATGTCAATCGGAATCTTTCCAGTATCAGAGTTAACAAACTGCCCAGACCATTGGAGGTTATAGGTGCCAGCAGTGGAGAAAGTTATTCTAGTTGGGTTAGTTCCGTCTGAGACTATGGAGATTCCGTTGGCGTAATCCGTAGTGTTTAACTTCATCGGATACGCTACGTCTACGGCAGCAATAGTCTGAGTAGTTGTGTCTTCAAAGGCTCCATAGAAGGGCAGGCTTTGATAGCCCAACTGGCTCCATGTAGACGTGCCATTACCAATCTTGGTACGACCTGTATCTGTCTCAAATCCAGGTTCACCTGACGCCAAGATAGGGTTTATAGTAGTCCAGTTGGCAGCAGTATCTCTACGTACTTGTATCTGTGTTTTTCTTGGCATGGTCGCCCTCGCTAGGTTTTAAGCCTGTGCTTCTGTCCAAGACAAACGGCTTACAACAGTTGCTGTTGCTCCACCGACGTTCTTAACCACAATGGTAAGTGTGTCAGGACCATCAGGATAGATGCCTGAGTTAGAGGTAGCACCTCCACCACCAAGGATTGAGTTGCCTAGGTCTCGAACTTTATCGAGTTCAATTGCAGCAGTAGTTCCTACAAAGAATCCACCAGTAACCTCACCACCAGTAACAGTAGTAGTTCCACCAGAATA